TCTTGATAATAAGAATTAAAGATTATGGCAGCAAGTAAAGTAAGTAAATCGAGTAAGAAAGGCACTGGTCTGTATGAGAAGCGCATTGTGAAGACGAAGGTTCGTAAGCCTGGTCGGCACAGTAAGAAGTGCAGCAGCAAGAACAAGAACAGCAAGTTGTATAGGAAGCCTTACAGAGGTCAAGGTAAGGCAAAATAAAAAAAGTTGCAAAAAAATTTGGATTTTAAAAATAAAGTTATTATATTTGTGGCGTTAGTGTTCATAGTTCTGTATGGGGTTCTTTCTTGGATGGTTTCCTTAGTTAGGATGTTCTATCCAGGGTGGGGTGGGAGGGAGCTAAGGCTCCCTGAGAAAACAATGATATAAAACAATATATGGAAGGCAGAGGAGATATTACGAAAAGGTCTGTTCTTGACAGAATCAAAAACATTAAAAGTATCAAGTTACTACCTGGTACTTTATTGTTAAGGCTCAGGAGCGTTAGTTCTTTTGACATAGTGGGTTTAGAAGATGATGCTTCGTACTACGGAGAGGTTATCTTGAAGCATGGTGTTATAGAAGACATCGATATTGGAGATATAGTATTGGATTTCTCATCTAATTGTTCTTTCATATACAGAGGTGAGCGATATGCTATAACCAACCGGTCTTCGTGTAAGTTGGTGTTGCCGCGTGACAATTTTAACTTTGATATTGATTTTTAAATGACAAAATTGCATATTAATGACTAAGAAAGATTGTAATAGAAGATTTGATTTTCATGATAAGAGTTGGGGTGTTATAAAGATATTCGGTACCTCTTTCTCCATCTGGAAGACCAGGATAGAACAGGGTTGTTTTTGGCTTGATACTGATAACAACATTGCAGATCAGTATATAAGGATTGAGTGGTGGTTGTTCGGGTTTCTGAAGGTACGTGATACCCTTAAGACTATGAACAACGGGATTGCAAACAGCTCTTCTAAGAGGGTTGGGTTTGGCATTCAGTTTGAAGAAGAGGATGCTGAATAAAAAAACTGTGGTACTATGGGAACGAAGTTAAAAAAGAGTTGTAAGAGTTACAAACTTGATCTGTGGGATATCCTGAAAGACATGGATCGTGTCAGCAGCACTCTTTTTGACCTAGCATCCTCTGACTTATGGTACGCCATGTGTGTTATGCCGTATACGTCAGGTGACTTTGTGAAGTATAAGTGCTATACGTTAGGTAAGGCTGTACACAGATGTGAAGAAGATGGTAAGTACTGTGCCAAGGTGTTCATACCGGATCGTAGTAAGGACGACCTGTCCTTGACTGCACAAGGTGATCGCTTCGTCATCCATGACAAGAAAGAGAATGTAGACATCATCATCGATTTTGATGAGAGTGTATACGACTCTTCTTCTGTGGATGCCACGTACAGTGGTGACGTGCTTACCATAAGGATGGATAGGCGTAAGTCTGCTGACAGTGGTAGCACAGAGATAAAGATTAAGTGATGTTTAACTTGGAGTTCCTCTTGTGTCTGAGAGGAACTCCTTATTTTTTTTAATCGTATGAGATACTATAAGCCGTTTAGCAGACCGTTGGTAGAGTTACAGGAAGATGACATACCTCTTGGAGGCGTGGTATATGATGAACTCGGGAGGTGTGTGCAGAAGATATTCAGTTATTCTTCAGGCAACTTCTTCTTTGTAGAGGTCGTACCGTCTGTGCTGAGAGAAGGTGAGATACTGTCTGATCTCACGGATAACCAGCTACAGCTGTTCTGGGCTTTGTCGAAGAATCGTAACATAATAAGAGAGTTTGAGTTGAGATATGGAGAAGATGAAGATTAACGTCAAAGTAAGCGACGACACTTATTTCCTTAAGCTGTTGTCAATACTTAGCAGTATACCTCCTTTTAACAAGTTACGTAGCCGAGAGCTTGAGACCTATGCCTATCTTCTCGAGTATAACCATCGTTACAGGAACATACCTTTTGAAGAGCGTAATAAGTTGATATTTGATTACGACGTGAAGCAGAGCATAGCTACGCGTATGGGAGTTGACATAGCTGCTGTGCGTAACTATATGAGCATACTTCGTTCACATGGCGTGATAGGACGCGATACTATGATACCGAAGTATGTGCTTGAGAAGGTAGGAGAGCTGGTCTTTGTCTTTAAAGATGTGCTTGACGAGAGTGAATGATATTAAACTGAATGATATGTTTAGAAAAGAAGACATAAAAACAGGTGACACCTTCCTTGTCAGGAGTGACACCTTCCTTAGCAAGACCATCTGTAAGGTCATGCGTCACTGGGGTAAGAAGAATGGATACCCCACGGATATGATATATAGCCATGCGGCACGTTTCGTATGGCTGGCCGATGAGCTGTACCTCTTCGGCAGCGTGGAGAACGGATATAACCCGATACTGTTTGACAGGCACTACGACTGGGACCATGATGACTTCGTCGTCATGCGGCGTAAGACACCTCTCACGCCCGAGGAGGAGAAGCAGACGATACACTATGTCCTGCATCTTGACACAGTATCAGTGTCGTATCAGTATTGGAACTTCATACAGTGGCTTCTTCTTGTGTATCTTAACATAGACACCTTCAAAGAAGATGGTGACAAGTTCAACTACTGTTATGAGAGTGAGGCTAGGGCAAGGAAGAACCTCAACCCTGAGTTTTATGACAAAGTATATAAGGCAAGTGTTTTTGATTTATTATATGATCCTAATTATGAGATAATCTATAAATCTAGGTAGATGGAAGACAGTTTACAAGAAGTGCTGAGACGCTTTCATGAAAAGCCGTATACGCTTCGCATGGGAGCAAAGAACCTAGCCAGATGGTGGAACATAGATGAAGATGTGATAAGACAGGCTAAGAAAGAGTATCGTAAGTTATATAGTAACTTCCTCAGTGCTCCTTCTGGGAAAGATGTAACACATAAGCCTCCGAAGATATTGTTACTCGATATAGAGACTGCACCGCTGAAGGCATATGTATGGCGTCTCTGGAAGGAGAACATATATCCCAATCAGATATTGGCTGATTGGTTCATCATCTCGTGGGCAGCGAAGTGGCTGCTGGAGGATGAGATAGTGTCTCAGTGTCTCAGCAGCAAAGAGATACTCAATGAAGATGATGAACGTATCGTGACCACGCTGTGGCATCTCATTAACAAGGCTGACATCGTGGTAGCACATAACGGGTCGGTCTTCGACCTTCCTAAGATAAAGCTCAGGTTTCTTGTCTATGGCCTGCCACCAACATCCTTTTATCAGCTCATAGACACTAAGAAGATTGTGAAGTCTGAGTTTGGGTTTACGAGTAACAGCCTTGACCATATAGCACGCACCCTGGGTCTGGAAGGCAAGATAAGTGTAGACTTCTCGTTATGGTCCAGGTGTATGGAAGGTGATGCCGAGGCGCTGAAGCTCATGGAGGAGTATAACAGGAATGACGTACGGCTTCTGGAAGATGTATATCTCGTAATACGTCCGTACATAAAGGGTCATCCTAACTATAACCTTTATGTTGACGCCGACAAGCCTGTATGTCCTCATTGTGGCGGTAGTAACCTTGTCTTCAACGGGTACTACTACTTCACTCCTACAGGTAAGTATAGAAACTACAGATGTCTTTCGTGTGGTGCTCTAGCAAGAGAGAGAAAGACGGTGCTTGAGAATAGAAAGTTTATCCTTGTAAGTAATGGAAGATAACTATGAAAAGGAGTAAGAAAAGTAATGACAACAGATGTATCAGATGTGATGCTCTTGGCATAAAGGGCCGCAAGAGTGATGTGTTGTATGAGATTATGATAGATGGGAACATCTTATGGCTATGCGATAAGTGCTATAAGGAGTATACTGATGAGGTGGAGTTTCTTAACTCTATCTTTCAAGACTTTGAAGACTATGATGAAGACTTTGAAGACTATGATGAAAGATATGAACACTTATTGTAATACCTGTTATGATGAATCCTGAGGTTAAGGAGCTGCTTAAGCGTGTGGCTGAAGAGATGAACCTGAGCTATACTGATGTGGAGAGGGCGTATAAGGCTCCTTTTGAGCTGCAGAGTATCATCATGAGGTACAGGTGCGACAGGGATAAAGGGTATTTTCCCAGTCTGAGGATACCGTACTTCCTTATCTTTTATTGTCCTGAGTGGAAGAAGCGTAAGTTGATGGAGTTAAACAGAAGGAAGCAGGGGCTGTCTGAACAAAAGAAGGAGGTAGATGATGAAACTGTTTGATTTGATAGATAACAAGGTTGTGATCTCTGAAGAAGCGTATCTCCTGAAGCCTTTCAAGGTCATATGGGACAGGGACAAGACCAAGACCAAGGAGAAGGCTTTGGCAGAGCTGGCATATGTGTATTTCATGGAAGACTATAAAAGTGATTTCTCAGATATAGTTGACGAAGAAGAGCGGAAGCAGGAGGTTGTTGCATCTCTTATGTTACCATCTGGCTGGCAGGAGGATGAGGTGGTGTCTGGTGCACGTCTCTTCTATAGGAAGAGGAGCGAAGAGATACTACCTCTTCTGCTGCTCAAGAGTTCTAAGAAGGTACTTGATGACCTGAGAAGGTATTTTAAGGATATAGACTTTGCTGCTACGGACAGCAGCGGCAAGCCCAAGTATGACATAGACAAGGTCACGAAGGTCGTTGCCAGGTCTTCTCAGCTGCTCGAGAACCTTGAGAAGCTTGAGGAGCAGGTCAAGAAGGCTGTGCAGGCAAAGTCAGACATGGTTGGTAGTAAACAAAAGGCTGTGTTTGAAGATGGAATTTAATAAGTATCAGTCGGCTCTTAACAGGGATGAAGTTACTGGAGAGGTGTATGCCGAGATCATGGAATACATCTCTTCTGTGGCTTTTATACGAAACCTCATCTCCCCTTCTAGGAGATATGTGAAGGACATGCCTAAGGATGAGCAGGGGCGTGTCATAGTGGACTTCTCTAACCCGCACATACTGGAGAACATGGATTACTTTCGTCAGCCAGCCATACACTATCAGACATATAAATGCTATACAACGCTACATCCTAACCCGCACCCCAGCTCAAGCTATTTTAAGTTTTGGAAGGAGGAGGCACGTCGTTGCCGTGAAGGGCTTGTGAGAGAGGACGGAGAGTGGATACCAGGAGCATACTACTTCTATCTCAACTACTCTCCTATGGTGAAGACCGTGCTGCATGATAAACGCTCAGGCAAGAAGGCTGAGCGTACCTTCGGGTTCCCTGACGTGTATGACGGCGACTACCTCTTCTTTCATTATGTGGAACGCTGCAGACGTGAGGGCTGCCATGCCGGCATGCTCAAGAAGCGCGGTGCAGGGCATTCGTATAAGAGTGCTTCTGGCCTGGCACGTCTTCTGATACTTGGCGATACGGAGTTCAATAAAGAAGGTGTGGCGGCGTTCGCCATAGCCAGCGAGAAAGAGTATCTCATCAAAGACGGTATACTGAACAAGTTTAAAGACATACTCGACTGGTGTGCCAAGGCCACACCCTTCCCACGTCTTCTTCTTAAGAACTCACTCGATAACATGGTGTGGGAGATGGGTTATGTGGATAAGAACGGCTTCACGCATGGCAGTGGTAACACCGTCATGGGTGTCACCACGCATGGAGACCCAGACAAGGCGCGAGGTAAGAGAGGTCATATCTACTGGGACGAGTGGGGCGTCTTCCCTAACCTGCTTAAGTCGTGGCAGGTGGCACGTGAGAGCGTAGAAGAGGGTGACTATGCTCACTCTATCATGATAGGCGGCGGCACGGGCGGCACAGAAGGTGCAGACTTCAGAGGTGCGGAAGAGATGTTTTATAATCCTATGGGATATAACATACTGGGTGTACCAAACGTATATGACAGGAACGTCAACGGCACAAGCAAGTGTGCCTTCTTCTTCCCGGCATATATGAACCGTCTTGGGTGCTACGACAGCAACGGTAACTCAGACGTCATCAAAGCCCTGAAGGAGATATGCTCCAGACGTATGGTGGTGAAGTATAACACTTCTGATCCCAACACGCTCCTTCAAGTGAAGGCCGAGATGCCTATCACGCCTCAGGAAGCGGTGCTGCGTCGTGAAGGTAGTATCTTCCCCGTGGCGGATATAAAAGACTATATGGCTGAGATAATGACTAACTTCAACGCTTTCGTAGGGTCGCACTCGCTGGGTCATCTGAAGCTGGATAGTAACAACGTTGTATCATGGAGTAACGAAGAGCTGCACCCGCCACTGAGAGACTATCCTATCAAGTCGGAGATAGACCGCCACGGCTGTGTGGAGATATATGAACACCCGCGCCGCACACCCGACGGTAAGGTCGTACCTAACAGGTATATAGCCGGTATAGACCCTATCGACACCGACGAAGGAGAGTATACCAACTCTCTTGGCGTGATCTTCATCTTCGACTCTTGGACGGACAGGATAGTGGCAGAGTACTCCGGCAGACCACCTTTTGTGAACGACTTCTATGAGACATGCCTGAGGCTTCTGATGTACTATAACGCCACAGCTAACTACGAGAACAACATAAAAGGTCTGTTCCCTTATTTCGATAACAGAAGGGCTCTGCACTACCTGTGCGACACGCCTCAGATACTGCGTGACCTCGACTTTGCCAAGGGTAACCTCTTCGGTAACCGCTCCAAAGGCTTTACGTCCAACCAGCAGATAAAAGCTATTGGACGCCGCTGGCAGGTCGACTGGCTGCTGTCACCGGCCTATGTGCCGCCTGAGGAGGAGGAGTATGATGAGGATGGTAATAAGATAGAGAAGCCTAAGCTGCTTAACCTGTATAAGGTGCGGTCCATAGGATACCTCAGGGAGATGCTTGCATGGCATCCGGACGGTAACTTTGACCGTATATCGGCTATGACGGCTGTCATGATATACCGTGCTGACAGGATGAAGTATGAGCAGTATAAATACACCGGTAAGGTGAAGGATGTCTTTGACGACCCGTGGTTTAACAGGGTGTTTGGCAAGAAAGAAAAGATAATATTTGATGCTTTACGTTATATGGCACAATAATTTTTTTGGTAATTTAAAATAAATTTATTAGTTTTGTGGTTTTAAAAGTAAAATATCATGGCTATAGGAAGTAGTTCTATCATAAGTTTTCCTCATCAGAAGAGGGGCCGTCGTCAGAAGACGAAGTCCTTCTATAAGGAGTGTATTGACGCCGCCGAGAATCTTATAGGGTTTGAAGTCAGTTCAGACTTCAGATCTACTATGTCTGAGAAGATCAGTAATATCAACCTCATAAATAACATCGTAGACCCTGAAGAGGTTAAGCGTGTGGTTAACCCGTATAAGCTGGAGAATGACTTCACGGATGAGTATAAGAACTATCCGCTGCTGAACTCGTATCTTGCTGTACTCCTCGGAGAAGAGAGGGAGATGATCTATTCACCTATGGTGACGATGACCAACCCCGACCTTGTGAACAAGAAGCTGGATGACATATCAGCTATCATGAATGAGATGATACTGCGTCAGGTCTTGTCAGAGACGTTCTCCGAAGAAGAGTTTGCAGCTAAGATACAGGAGCAGTATAAGTGGATGAAGTTCAACTACAGGGATCGACGTGAGCTGATGGCTTCTCAGATCATACAGTACGGCTATGTGAACCAGAATATGAAAGAGCTGTTCAGCAAGGCCTTTGAAGACCTGCTCATACAGGGTGAGGAGATAGCCGTGGCAGACATAGTAAGCTCTGAGCCTGTGCTGCGACGTGTCAACCCGGTGAACATATATACCATACGGTCCGGCTCTTCTAACAGGATAGAAGACTCAGACCTTATCATAGAGGTGTCGTATGAGCCTGTCGGCAAGGTGATAGATGAGTATTTTGAAGAGCTCACCGACGCTCAGATAAAGAAGCTTGAGGAGGGATGCAGGTTTAACAAGGCTGCATCAGGTAAGATCTTCTCCAACAACATGAGGAACCCTGATATAGACCTCACGTCGTGGGTGGAGTCGCTGGGCGGTATAGGTAGTGTCATAGCTGCTAACAGCAGCGCTACGTCGTTCCTTGCAGGGTCATATGACAGGTTCGGTAACGTAAAGAAGATCAGGGTCCTGTGGAAAGGCATGAGGAAGATAGGTATACTCACCTTCTATGATGAACACGGCGACCAGCAGAAGGTGTATGTTGATGAGGACTACCCGCTCACCGAGCAGGAGAAAGAGAATGTCAAATGGGTCTGGATAAGCGAGTGGTACGAAGGTACCAAGATAGCTGACGACATATACGTTAAGATGGGACCGCGTCCTGTGCAGTTCAGGTCTATGGATAACCCGTCTAAGTGCCATCCCGGCATAGTAGGTAACGTATGTAACCTTGGTGACGCACGCTCGCTGTCCTTTGTCAGCCTTGGTAAGCAGTATCAGTATCTTTATAACTTCTTCATGCATAAGCTGTGGGAGGAGATGAAGACCTACAAAGGTAAGCTGGCCAGGCTGAGTGTTAACATGATACCTTCATCTTTCACCATGGATCAGTTCCTGTATTTTGTTGATAAGATGAAGATAGTCTTTGAAGATGAGTTCAACGAAGGTAAGAAAGGTGCTGCACTGGGTAAGCTGGCTGGTACCATGAACAGAGGGTCTGGCAGCATAGAGGTCGGCGACCCACATGTGATACAGAACATACTTGCTATACTTGTCTTCCTCGAGAACAGGATAGCCGACATAGTGGGTATCACACCCCAGAGGAAGGGTGCTATCTCGACATATGAGACCGTGGGTGGCGTGGAACGCTCTGTGAAACAGTCGAGCCTTAACACGGCACGCTATTTCTCTATACACGAAGACTTCAGGAACAGAGCCCTGGCTATGTACCTTGAGACAGCTAAGGTGGCCTGGAAAGATATGTCGTTCAAACGTCAGTTCGTGTTGTCTGACGGCAGCCAGGCAGTGCTGGATTTCGACAGCTCCGTCTTCAATGAGAGTGAGTACGGTGTATATACTACCAATGCTATACAGGACAGGGAGATGATGAGTGCTCTTAAGTCGCTATCCCAGATATTCTTACAGAACGGCGGTACGCTGTCCATGGTTATGGAGCTGTATCGTACTCAGGACCCCGCCTCGCTGCAGCGTAAGCTTGAAGCCTTTGAAGAACAGCTGCGCAGGGAGAGGATAGCCAGGGAGCAGGCCAGCGCAGCCGGTCCTGTAGCTGCTGCTCAGATACGCCAGTCGCTGCAGAATGAGATGCTGGAGCTCAAGCGACAGAAGCAGGAGCAGGATGCTGAGCTGAAGAGAGAGCAGCTTGAGCTGGAACGTGACAGGAACGAGAGGGAGTTGAATCTTAAAGAAAGAGAGATAGCAAGTCGTGAAGAAAGTTAAAGAAAGTTAGCAAGAAATCCCCG